ACCCCCAGCTTTGTAATACCTACGCATGTTAGCTGTAGAATACAGTCATTGCGGTGATATTAGTCATCGCAGTAATCAAAACGTCATCTTGGCAACGAATACCCCAATCAGGGATGTTTACCGAGTGAGTTTCTGAAGCAACAAAATCTAGGTCTAGTACAGTTGGGCCACCACTACCATCAGTGATAGTTAAACGACCTGCTGTACCAGCTACTAAGACTTGTATCTGACGTATGCGTGCAGGCCCGACAGCTAATGATGCTGCCGAGGTAATGCGTTTCGCTTGTACATCTGAATTAGACATAGTTAGTCCTCCTATTAAGCGTCAGCGAATGGAGTAACTAGCGTGCCTGAACCAAGAGTAATACCCGAAACAGCGTACTTAGCAGTAGTAATTACGGTTACAGTAATCATGCTGCCTGCTAGACCACCTTTGGTACTGCCGTTTAACGTAATAACGTCATTAGTAGCGCCAGAAATAAAGGTCTTACCAGTAGCATTGGTTACGCCAGTATACAAACCACCAACAAACTTATCAGTACCATCAGTCTTGATGTCTAGGTCAGTAGCAGCCGTTTCAATAAAGAAAGTAAAGGTTGCGCCAACATTGTTTGTTTGGTTTGGGTCAGTCTGGTCAGATACTGAAGTAGCAACAATAGTAGGTAGTGTAAATACACCATCTGCATCGTTTACACGAAGTATACGTCCAGCGTGATCTTTAACAGTAAGGGTAGTATCGGCGGTAAGGCTGATGTCGTTGGCAGCGCCAGCAGAAATAAATCCACCAAGAGATTTGACTGGGCCTGAAAAGGTAGTAGTAGCCATTATAGCGTCCTCATATGCGAGTAAAGTGAATCTGTCTGCATATCGTCAGTCGGGTCTGTCAGATTCACCGGATTGTTTCCCGATGTATGCCCGAAAGTATACCCTATAATGTATCAAGTCAACACAAAAAAAGGGGAACCTAAGTTCCCCCCTCTTATACAGCATAAACGCTAGTGCGTCTTACGCACCGGGTGATCCGAAGATACCAAGTGGGTCAGATACGCCAAACGAATAACGCTCACGAGCCTTGTAACGGCTGTTGCCTGTATCAAAGTCAGCATCCATAGATGTAGACATTGGGGTACGGACAAAGTGCTTCAAGCCATTAGGTACGTCAGTAGTTAAGAACCAAGCATCTGTATCAGTCAGATAATGGTTAACTGTGAAACCTTCTGGAATTGAACCGTTGTTACGGATCGCGTTCAGATCGTTGTCAGCAGTGCCAACGCGGCCTTCGGTATCCAACAAGCGAGTTGCAACGAATTGCAATGCAGGTGGGATAACTAGCTTACGAGGCTTTGCAGCAATCAACAGGCCACGCTCATCAGTCCAACCAGCAAGCTGGATAACGGCGGCTTCTAAAGAAGTCTCGTTAAGGTCAGCAGCAACAGCAGGACGGTTTGAGTTAGTGCCACCACCAACTAATGGGTGGTCAGTTACACACAATGCTTTACCGTCACCGTAAGTAGTACCAGAGAAGGCACCATTTAGGATCGTGGCAGCTTTAACCTGCTTGGTATAAGCCATAGCGCGTGCGAGAGCCTTGGTATAACGAGATGACAATGAGTCATACAAGTTATCTTCAATAGCTTCCTCAGTGACACTGAAGCCCATAGCAATGGTTTCGTGAGTGTAACGAGCAGTGAATGCTTCTTGTGCATTGTCATAGTCAATAGCGGAGCCTTCGTTTTTAACGGGGGCAGCACCAAAACCAGACAATTTTACTTCTTCCTCAAAGGAGCGATCAGAACTTTCAGATTCAAAAATCTCTTTATGTTCTTCACCGTACTTCGCATATTCCATACCGAAAAGTGCGTTAAGTCCGGGTAGTAACTCCTTGAGGAGTTGGGCGCGTGAAATAGCCATTATTCAGCTCCTTAAATTATAGGCCAACAGCATTTGTCATGCTGCTATATCCGGGGTTAATTTTAACCAACACATCTGGGTATGCGTCACCAATAGGTGATACAGCCGCTACGATGCGGAAGGCCGCTGTAGTTGTTACGGTAGTAGCATCCAACGCGCTAGTAGAGTTACCTGTAGTGGTAGAACCAGTAGAGGTAGACTGAACAGCAGCGAAAAACGTGTTAGCACCGATGTCAGACTGGTCAGCAGCGCCATCCAGTTGAGCTTGGAACAATACGTTTGGATCGTCTACAACATACGCCTCAACAACACCAGTGGTGCCGCTTGGGTAGTATTGACCGTAGATTTGTTGGCCTTGAGCGTTGATGTACGAACAACCGACGAAAACACCTAAAGAACCAGTTAAAGTAGTTCCAGTAGGGAATGCGTTAGTAGTGCCGTCAGCACCAGTAGCTGTTGACAATGCAATGTACCCGTCAGCACCGATATGAACTACTTGTCCATAAAAGATGTTAGTACCTTCCCCAGCGGGGTCGATTAGGTACGAAGAAGTTGCGCCAGCGTATGGTAAACCGTCAGCGCGTTTTACAGGCTTTAGCCCGTAAGGTGCAGCAGTAGTAGCCATGATAGGACTCCTAAATTAAGTTTTAACCGCCTTTACCAAACGATACGGTTGATTTCCGCTCGTTGAATATAGGCATTCTTGGATCATTTTCACGCATCAGGTTGTTATCTACAGACTGCATCTGGGATCTTGTCTGGTTGTTATAGTAATCAGTACGTTCTGCTACTAGCTCTTCTGGAGCCTTACATAGCATTAACCCACCGATAACTACGTTTTCTGCAAAGCGTTCATGCTCTACATTAACCATAGTGATCTCAGGATGGTCTGAAGCCTTAACGGGTTCCCAACCTTCACGTAATTTCGAGGAAACATTAGTAGCATCTGCCTGACCTTGCGTGGCTACACGTACCCAGTGAAATTCGTATCCAGCTTCTGGCGTAGGTGAGGGTAATACCTCTGGGCGCTGCCAAGAGCGTCTACGTGTGTTTGTTTCACGAGTGTCGCTGTCACGTTTGATTCTGTTATCAGCCATTATACTTTCCTCATTTCTAGGGCAACCTGTCGGGCGTATTCTTCAAGTGGAACTCCAAGCCTGTTGGCAAGAGCTACCTGTGTTTGCGTTAGTGTCACCTTTTTAGGTGCTGTGCTCCGCGTAGCGGGTGCAACCACATTTGTCTGTCGTCTAGTTTTAGGTTCGTCAACTATCTGACCCTCGAATTCTTCGGGGAATACTTTTCGCATACGGGCATCAATAGCCTCGTAGTATTCGTCACTTTGCGGATTAACTCCGTTTTTAACCAATTTTTGATGTACCCCAATGGCATATGCAGTCATCTCATCGTCGGTATGGAACCAAGGGTTCTTGGCTACCCATTCTTCCGCTTTGGGATCACGAGCCGGGGCTGGTGTTTGGTTGAGTTGTACAGGAGTTTCTTCTTCCTGTAAAGCCGGTAATCTAAAGTTTTCTAGCTTATCTGACTTTATTTTAGCATTAGTTAACTCTTCTTGCGCTAATAACAGACGATCCGCATCACCACTTTCGTATGCGTCCTTATACGCTATCTTTGCGCCGTTAAGTTCAGAGTCTACAACAACCTTAGCTTGCTCAAGAAGTGCCTCACGGGTATTACCCACATCACCCTTTAACGACTTGTTTTCTTCAACTAGCCGCTGGGCTAGAGCTTCTAACTCTTGTCGTTCTCGCTGAGCTGCCTCTTTGGCTCTACGCTCGTCGTGGTAGACTTTGCCCAAGTGTTTAATTCGGGTTGCCACTGTTTTTGAGTAGCTTTCCAACTCTTCGTCCGTGACATCAGCCGGTGTTTTAGATGGCCTACGGTCACGGTCATCTTCTGGCGTATCGTCAACAACTTCGATGTCCAGTGCTTCTGTTTCTTTTTCAACTGGTGCTTCAGATTCGACATCAGTATTCGCATACTCGTCTGCACTCTTTGCGCCAGAAAGGTCAATTTCGACGGCACCGGAATCCTCCACTGCTATAGAAGTATCATTCTCTTCGTCTGGAAATGAATATTCAACTTTTTGAAACGACATTATTTACTCCTTATGCTCTTTGAATGCCACGGGGATCAGCTACAACGGCCTCAATAGAGTCGTCATTCATCAGACGATACTCAAGACCCTCTATGGTAAACCTAGTACCAGTGTTAGCCCGGAACATTACATAGTCCCCTTGCTTACACCACGGCCCAGTAGGGAATCGGTCTACGTCACTATATGCTTGATCGCCAATATCAACGACAAGGCCGATAATCGACATAACTTGTTCTTGATGCTTGGTAGTCACAGACTTTAGTAGTTCAGAACCTTCAAAGGCTTCTTCTACTTTCGGCATAGCTACTAATACCCTGTAGCCCACAGGCGTAGGTAATTGTGCTTCAAACTCTTCTTCGTTGGTTTCAACTGTTTCTACAGCTTCACTCATCTCCATACTCCATATCACGCGAGAGGTCTTCTACATATCCCAGACAGGCTTCGAGACCCCGAATTAAGCCTGTGGTTTCCTTGTACATGGCGAAGTCTTTAGCTCCACCACCACTTAGAAATTGTAGTGCGGAGGATTTGTCATCCTCGATTTTCTTCTTTAGCACGTCTAAGACGGTTGTTGCCATTATTGGCCCTTATTTTTGTTGGTGTCCTGTATCGTTTTAAGTAGGTCAAGATCCAACTTGGTGTTGTCTTTCCTACGATCTGCGGCAAGTTTTGCACCAGCTTTCTGGGCATCTATTTCTAGTTCTTGCTGTTTAATTTGTAGCTCTGCCTGACTTATCTGCGCGTCTACTTGCCCTTCTTGAGCCTTTAGCTGTAGCTCGGCTTGCTTGGCCTGCATGTCCATCTGATCCCGCTGTGCCTGTAGCTGCATGTCCATCTGAGCGTTTTGCGCGTCAATCTGGTCTTTCTGCATCTTACGCTGCACTTCTTGTTGCTTGATCTGTAGCTCGGCTTGCTGCATCTGCACCACAGGGTCTTGAGCCTTCTGCTGTGCTTGTTGCTGTGCCGCCTGCTGCTGGTTCTGCTGTGTAAGCTGAGAGCCTGCTTGAGCCATAAGACGGGCCAAGTTGACCTCCATATCTTCTGGTAGCTCTGCGTTAGGATTAGGCAGCGGTGCGCCGATCTTCTCTTCCATAGACTTGCGGTACTTAAACGCCAAGTGCTCTGCTATGTGTGCCTGTAACGCCGCAGCCATACGCTGTGCTTGGGGGTTTTGTCCCATTACTTGAGCAATCATAGGGTCTTGCATAAACGACTGGTGAGCCGCCATATGCGCGTCATGGTCTTGGTAGATAAACGCTTTCATAGGTTTACCATTCAAGTTGTTCATGTTCTCACTGACTGGATCAGTAGGTCGTATGTCGTCTGTGGTTGGTACTAGCTTGTCAGCGTTCTTAACCCCCAACACCTCAATCATCTGCCTGTGTAGCTGTGGCAGGTCGTAGATCTGGGGTGCCTGTTGCGACATCTGCAACACTGCTTGGTACTGCACAACGCGCTGGGCCATTGTAGAGCTATTCGGATCACTGACGGGTATAACGTCAACCATCTCATAATCAGCTTTACGGGCTGTCTGCTCTCCACGTAGCGGCTCATACGAGTACTCTGCGGGTGCGTGCTCTGCCATGATAGCTTTAAGAAGTTTGAACTCCTGCTTCATGGTGTAGTGAACACGGGCCTGTACAGCAGCCATAGGCTTCAGAGTACGCTCTAACAGCGCCAGCGTAGTACCCACAGGGGCATTGGCTGACATGTCGGAGATGTTCATGTCACTGATAGCACCTAACCTACGGCCTTCAGTTGTAATCTGGTTAAGCAGCGCCAGTAGTGTCTGGCTAGGCTCTTTATAAGGGAGCGGCATGATGTTGTCGCGGATACTGCCTGATGGCACGTCCACGTCCTTCCACTCACCCGGCTCAATCGGAGTGTCGTCACCCTTAATACGTAACCCACGAGCCTTTAGACCGCCCGGTAGGTTAGCTAGGGTGCCAGCGTCCACAAGCTGACGTATAAGAGACGTACCAGCACGAGCGTATCCCCCGATGATGTGAATCAAACCAAGGCCATAGAACCCAAATCCCGGCACGTAGACGTAGTGTACGAAGTGCTGACGCTTCAGCATCAAGTCATCTTCTTCGTTCCAGTTACGGCGTATGGCAAGAACTTCATTAGACCCACGCTCAATAGTCACCACGTATGGCTTTGCTATCTCATCGTCGTCTTCGTCAACACCCTCAATAACTAGGTCAGCGTGTATCTCGTATAAAGAGTAGCGGTCATCGTCAGTTAGTGAGTACCCACCCTCTTCAGCTTTACGCTCTTCAATGTCGGTGTGGAATGTCTGCGGCTCACCCAGATCTACATCACGGTAAAACCCACCTGCCTGTAACTTCTTTAACTCATTCTTGGTCTTACGCATAACGTGGGTAACACGCTCTGCGCTCTCTATAGTAGACGCACCATAGGGCACTACTACGTCTTCAGCAGGGATATACAGGGCTACCTGTCTGTTTATGTTTGGATCAAAGTAAACCTTCTTAAACGCGCTACCAGCCAATCCTAGACTGTATAAGAGGCGTTCATGCTCTGGGCGGTACTCCACCATACGCTCGGTCAATTCGTAGTTCATATCCGCTTTTACACGGGCACTTGCTTCTTCCTTGTCCTTATCCTCTACACCTATAATCTTAGTGCGTACTGGGCCAGCGGCTGGAAACGTCTCTGACATTGTTTCTGCTTGGAACCGGATAGCTGCTTCGGCAAGCACTGTAGAGTACACACCAGAGGCACCTTCCCACGGGTCTGTACGCTCTTCATACTTGAAGCCAAGAACATCTAAGCCCTTAACGTAAGTATCCGCCCAGTCCTTTCGGCTTTCGATGTCGGCACTTATCATCCCAACTAGGTCATCTGCTAACTCGTTAAGCACACCTTCGTCTAGCGTCTCTGCCAAGTTAGTATCAAAGCCGCCCATGTCTGAGGGTTCTGCACCGGGGATGATAGTAATCTCAACGCTACCGTCGTCTAGTGTCACCATGTCAGGGTTGACGATCTCTATCTCAAGGGCAGCATCGTCGTCACTGTCCATAAGCTCACCGTCTATGCCCTCTGGGGCTGCGTATAGTCCTTTCTCAATAGCCATATTATATCTCTAGTAGAAGCCGCCTCTACGCGACTTAAAGTATCTTTGTTCTTCTGGCTCATCAGTAGGTAGGCGTATAAAACCACCTTGCCTAAAACGCATGAGTGCCATAACTGTGGAGTCAACTAAGTCATCATTACTCATAAACGGAAACCCAGCAATCTCTTCTACCACTTCTTCAGCCCAACGGGTAGTGGGAACCCAGCACAGGCCACTTGCTACAATATCAGATACCGAGTTTAACCGTGCTAGTTTATCACCTGATCCCCTGTGTGGGGTGTATTCTGACACAGGTAGGCCCATACGTCTCATTTCTTGGTAAAGCGCCGTACCTGATGATTTCTTCTCCACAATAAACGAGTCAGGCTCCCACTCCCTATACTCTTNTATAGCCATGTCCTTTAACTCTGGAAACTCCATACGCTGCTTAATACTGTTCAACAGGATGATGTTATACGCGCTAGTTTCCTCGTTAAGAAACACGCCCCACGTAGTCAGAGCCGTATAGTCGGCACGGTTGTGCTTTTCTGCCGCTGAGTCCAAAGACATTATGACGTATTCGCAGGATGGAGGCTGTTCCTTCTCCCATAAGTTCCACCACTCACGCTTTATCAGCGCAGCTTCTTCTGCCGTGGGTGTCTGCTGGTACTGTGCATTCCACTGAAACGTAGGCATAGACGCTTTTGTACGTAGTAGAGCTTCTAGGTCAAAAAACTCAGGCCAGAGAGGCTTCTCAACAATCTCATCCGCCTCTTCGTCCACAATTTCTAGTATGGCAGGGAATTCGATGACATCGTACTCATCGGCACGCTCGTTCTGACCCATATCACGTACAACACGNCCCGTTAAATCATCTTGGTGCCAGCGAGTTTGAATTATTGCAACACTTCCACCCGGCATTAGACGAGTACGGGCACCGAACGTGAACCATTCGTACGCTTTCTCAAATACAGCAAAGTTTCCGTTAATAACGTCTTGCTCTGAGTGCGGGTCATCAATCAACAGTAGGTCGGCACCACGACCAGCCAGTGCAGAGCCAACACCACAGGCATAATACTCGCCACCAGAGTTCGTATTCCACCTACCAGCCGACTTAGAGTCAATTGCAAGGTTGACAGTAGGGAATATACCTTTATATGCGTCTGTAGAAATGAGATTTCGCACCTTACGACCAAAATCTACAGCCAAATCAGTGGTATGCGACACCATCATTACCTTCTTATTAGGATTACGCCCTAAGTACCACGCTGGGAAGAAGATAGAAACGAGTTGAGACTTGCCGTGACGGGGTGGGATGTTAACGCAGATACGGTCTTTATCCCCAGACTCAATTGCCATGAGCATATCAGCCAAAATACGGTGGTGTTTACCTACTATATAGTCTGGCTGCATGACTTTGCAGAATTCTATGAGATCATCATAGGCAGCTTTGTTCATCTTGCGCGTTGCAAGCTCATCAACTATACGGCCTATCTCAACAACTTCTGTATCATTGAAGTTATCTATGTTATCCAGCATCTGCTGGACTTCTTCCTCTGTAAAATCGGGAACGGCCTCAATCATCGTAGTCATCAGCGCCTAGTTCTGCGTCTATGTCAAACGCCTCTCCGTCTAATACTATAGCACCAGCTATGTCGTCCTCTGGGTTTACCAACTTCTCCAGCTTAGAACGTAGTTTGTCACGCAGGTCATCGGTAGATTGGTGCGTAATAGTTACTTCTGACTTCTCCGCGAACAATCCTACGTCTGAGATCTTACCCAGAAGCTCTAATGCACGCATACGTATACGTGGGTCGGGGTTCTCAGACTCTAATAACAGCTTGTTTGTGACTAGGTGTCGTATCTGCACGGCATTTTCTGCAACAGAATGTCCGAACTCTTGCAGTATGGTGTTTGTAAGTATAAGAGATGCAGGTGTGAGGGTAGAAATCTTCTTGGTGGAGGCTTTCTTAGACGTTTTTTGGGGGTCGTCAGCGTAGGCAACAGCTAATTTAGCGGCTACGTCTTTGTCGTCTTTGTTAGGTTCTACATCTAGCCCGTGTTCTTCTAATTCCTGCGCGGTATTACTCGCAGCTTCTGCCCAAACGGTAAGGTCTTCGGGCGGAACTTGGGATGCAATAGATACACCTATCTCAGGTTCTAGCTTTAAAGTCATAAATTGTTTCGCTGGCTATAAGCCGTTGCGCGAAATATACCACAAAAAATTTTTTTAGCTAGGTACTTAAATTTTAGGGGTGGGGGGTCTCCTGTGTAGGGAACGGCCTCAAGAAGCAGAGGATTTTGGTTAGAGACAGATTTATTTGAGGATATTAGTAATACTAGCAGCATATGGTGGTGTGTCAGTACAGCGGGCCTATAGGGGGTGGGTGGGTCTTTTGTACGTACGTACAAGGTTTGCGGGATGCTATCTATTGCAGAATCAAGAAACCGTGGGATATTAAGGACATGGGAGGCAATCATGCAAACCATACGGGGCAATCACGCTCCACAATAATATTCTTTAGGAGAATACAACCATGACTAAATCAGTCAAAAAATCAAACGAGCGCCTTGACCTAATCAATGACGCGGTAAACAAAGTGCAAGGCAGTAACGCGGCATTAACGCCACCCGTTACTGAATGGCTAGTTCATCAAGGGCGGCTAGATAGTGAAGCGAATAATGCCAAGGAAGTAGCAGCCGAGGCGCTGGAAACTACTGTCGCCAATCTGGTAGCGAATGGGCAGACTTCTATGGACTGGACAAAACCGATAGCCAAGGATTTTACCCTCGGCAAGGACGACGCGGCATTTAAGGGACGCGAAACGTTCTATGATGATGCTAAGCGGGATATTGCCTTCGGGTATGTTACCGCTAAGGACTACGGGTTACCGGCTAAGTTTTTAGAACGTGACGCGTTCGACACGATCTATAGGTGGACTAAAAAGAAAATAGAGAAGGAAGGGTTACAGCCCGTTGTCTATGTCGCACTAGAAACCATTAGATATGACGCGAATCAAACTGTCCGCAATATACGCGAACGTATGCGGACTATCGAAAAGGGTAGCGATAAGACTCCCAAAGTAGAATCTACTGATACCGAGAAGGACATTAAGGACTTTCAGCGGATAATCAATAGACTACTGAACCGTGAAGATCTACCGGCTGACGAGGTCGAATATAAACTGAATGCCCTACGGGATGCGACGGGTAGATCAGGGTACGGCATCGAAGATGATCTGAAGTTCGACGTCGAGTAACTAACCTAGAGGGAGCGCCCACGGCTCCCTCGCCACTAACATCTTAAAGGAAAAACAAAATGATCCGAGTATTCTTAGCATACATTCTGGGTGCCGTCGTCACGGCAACATCATACGTCGCATATATGAGCGATGCTTACATTCCGATAGTACTGTCCGGCTTGCTAATCGCTGCATCTACCGGATGGGTATGGATGGTAGGTGAATCAATCAAGGCAG